AACTACCACCGCCACCGCCAGAGCCGCCACTGCGTCCATTAGCACCCTGCCAACTACCAGCACCGCCACCGCCAGTTGCAGTGACAGAATTAAAAGATGAAGCCGCACCATCGGATGCTTGGTTCCCAGAAACGGCTGCTGCTCCTGCGCCACCAGCGCCTACAGTAACTGAGTACGATGCAACGCCAAGACTAGCACTACCGCCAACAACACCGCCTGCACCGCCTCCGCCGCCAACGTCAAAACCGCCTCCGCCGCCACCAGCAACAATTAGGTACTCAACTGTAGTAGTACCCTTGGTAATCTGAAACGTACCAGACGAGGTAAATGTGTGATACCGGAAACCTCCAGCATCAACAGTTGTTCCACCAGTAGCAGAGAATGACCTTCTAACGGAAATCCACGCAACGCCGTCATACATTTCTAACTGTTCAAGTGTGGTGTTATACCTGATATACCCCGTAGTAGGAGACGCAGGACGTTGCGCAGTTGTCCCCGTCGGTACATCAAACGCACCAGTAGATGTATTTGCTTGGTCACTTACCATTGCTGGAGTAATTGTTGTAGCATCAACAAACGTCTGCGCTGTGAGGCGAATCTCAATTCGGTCGCCAGCACTATAAGCACGGGCAGTTGTACTTTCTTGTGCACGAGTAACAGTTAACACATCGGTTGAACGAGCCGTACACTTGACAATCTCCAAGTTGTTGGATGTATCAACAAGCGTCGCGTAGAAATAGTCGCCCGCACTCAGAGTTGGGAACCGAGCACCCTGCCCCGATGTCACCGTAATGCTAGTTGCACTGCTAGTAATACTAGCAGCCAGCGTAGCATTGGCGTTATTTGAGAGTTTGATACCCATTCCCAGACTCCTTAGTTAACAGTCACAGTCCAAGTAATACCGAGCGTATCAGCAGCGCCCTTGTTGATGACTGAGAACACAGTACGGCAGAGCATAGTGCCAGCAGAAGAAGCATTAAAAATACCTGCTTCAGTCAATGCACCAGTACCAGTACCTGCTGGGAAAGAAGCAACATACGCAACAGAGTTGGTAGTCACAGTAGTCGAAGTCAGTGTCACACGTGAACTAGCAACGGCTGCAATCAGAGCCGTGTCGCCAACGGCAGCGGCTTGAGTACTTGTTCCAACTTCCATGTGGGTCATGGCAGTCGCAGTTGCGTCCTTCATGCGTGAAGCGATAAAGTTTTTTCCCACGGTGACAACTAGGTTGTCAACTTCGCGTTGTTCCTTTACCTCTCCATCTGGGCCAGTCAGGACAATGTTAAGTTTGCCCTTCATCTTAATGCTATCGTTGAACATAATTCACTCCTTAGTTGAGTTGGTTTGCGTTGAGTCCGTAACCGTTGTACGTGTACTCTACCGACTCCGTGCGCATCGTATATACGATACCAGCATTGGGGTTGGTTGTCAGTACAAATTCACCGTTTACAAGGGGTTGATGTACCAAGTGAGAGTTGATTGTACCGAGTGTCCACTGGTACGTAAACTTCTCATCAGAGGCAAATGCCATGTCATACCACGGTGTTGTGATACCGGGTATGAGTAGCAGTGAGATTGAGTCCGCTATAGCAGCGGAATCAGTCAACACTTGTGTAATGTTAAAGACAGGTGCAGCGTCGGACGCCGTTACCGTATCAGTAGTTGTCTTGTTCTGTGTAAATACCGGAGCAGTATCAGACGCTGTTACAGAGTCTGTAGATACTTGACCGGGACTTAATGTTACAGAGTCACTTGCTGTAGCAGTGTCAGTTGCAACTTTCTCAGGGGCTAGGGCAACAGTATCTATACCGGTCACACTATCCGTAGGAACAATCTGTGGGCTAAGCGCCGCAGAATCAGATGCCGTAACAGCCTCAGAGATGTTACCCTTAGTAAACGCAACCGCTGTGGTGTCTGCGACAGTAACTGGGTCTGGGTCAGCATCCGCGTCGTTGCGGTCATAGTCCACCATTTCGCTGAAGTCTTTGTAGACCACATCGGTCATGGTGACTGAATCTGTGAATACAGTCTGTACCGCAAACGAGTCCACTGCATCGGATGCAGTCACTGAATCACTAGGGTTTTTACCTATATCAAATGAGTTGAGTGCATCTGCCGCAGTGACAGAGTCTGTCTTGGCAATGTCAGGCTGGAGCGTAGAGATATCAGACGCTGTAACAGTTTCGGCAATATTACCTTTAGTTACATCGAGCGCTGCTGCATCGGTAGCCGACGCACTATCAGCAACAACTTTAGACGCGTTGAACACTGGCGACGCGTCGGATGCTGTAGCAGTATCCGTTAAGGTTTTACCAACATCTTTGGTGTTGATTACATCAGTCGCAGTAACTGTATCGGTCGTAGTCTTGTTCTGCGCAAACACTGGCGCAGAATCAGATGCTGTAGTGGAATCAGTAAGGGTTTTCCCTACACTGCGGGTAGATGTATCCGCCGCAGTAACTGGGTCTGGGTCAACATCTGCATCATTGCGGTCGTAGTCAACAACCTCAGTCACATCCTTGTAAACCACATCGTACATCGTGACCGAGTCAGTCAGTACAAGCCCCGGCTCCAACGCAATCTGCTCAGTGGGTTCTACCGAGTCAGTAGGGTCAGTAATGCCTTTACCAAATGAAAACTCTCGGAAGTCAGACATCAAAACTGTCTGTTCCTCCAAGTACTCCATCGGTACAACAAACGCACTTATCTGAATATTCTGTTGTGGGCGAGCCGTAACAGCCGCGCCGCCAGCAGCCGACACACCGATAGCCACGGTCGAAACCGCAGCCACCAGTGATGTAGTCAGTGCGTAGGAGACGCGGATATTCGCCATTAGAAGTTATCCCTCACTGTGAAGCGGAGAGTCTCAAATACAGTCTGGTCTTCTCCATTAAAGTTAATGACAACTTCACCTTCGTACATGCCGGGGTCTACATCAAGCACACCACCGGAGAACCCGAACTGCACTTGACCAGTTGTGCCACCGCTTAATTTTGTGCACGATATTGTGGAGAGCAGCGTAGTTGTACCAGCCTTGCGGAATTTCACAGCGACAACAGTTGTTGAAAGCGACAAATCAATAGGCGTACCAGTGATGTCGTCCGTCAGCGTAAGGACAATAAGCGGCCTTTCGTCGCCTGCTACTAATCGGATGACATCTGCTGCCATATGAACCTCATGCTAAGGGGCGCATCTGCACTGTCATCGAGGCCCGACCTGCGCCAAGATTTGCTCGTGCTCTACGCTCTACGGTTTTAGATAAGTACTGCTTAGAATGATACGCCGCCAACTCGCGGTCAGACCAATTCTTGTTCGGCAATACGAGTAAATGTTGCAGTGCACCGTGCATGATGACGTTTTCTAGGTCATCAAATACAGTCTTGTCCATCCCAGTAGCAGTACGAATAGGCTTTAGAGCCACAATCATTGCGAGGTCATAACTGACCGAATCATCTGGGATAGGAGCCAGTGCAAAGTTATCTGCGTCCAACTGGAATACAAACCGTGGGTCAGATTGTTTTGCTGGGTCGGTGCTAGGCCAATCAGGATACTGTCTATGGACATCCTCAAGCGTAGCCGGGTCAATCCTCTCGCCGTTAACGGAGACCGTCAGGAACGCATGAACCTCAGCCTGTGAGGGATTGGTGTAAGGATACTCATAGACACCCGGAGTCAACCGGATTGTAGGTTGCTGATACCGCCATGCCAGCGTGCGTTCGCACACCTCGATGGCTGCATCACGAACATATTGCTCAATGACAGGCTGCGGGCATCCGGGCACACTCGGTGTCAATCGTTGAGCGAGAGAAAGGAATGTGCGAGTAGCCATTAAATCACCTGTTTAGGGTCAAGCCCGGCTTCCTCAGTGTCGGTCAATGTCCGAGACTGAGCGTTTACGCCGAGAGCCTGAGTAAAGGTTTGTTGGAACAACTGAGCACGGTTGGAGTTTACATGCTCGTTGTCTACGGATTCCGCCAAGAAGATAGTGCCGTCAACAACAACGGGGAAGTAAGCATCTGGCAGCAAAGCCACATCTGCATCAGCCGTATAGTCTGGGGGTGCTTGTGAATACTCTACAACCAACACCTGTCCAGCGGGGGCTTTAGGGTAGATGAAGAAGCGATTGGGGTTGCGGACATGCCGCATCCAATTTACACAGGCTCCAGCCGCATCATTCATCCAACCGGGATAGGTCTCATCCAGTGAGTCACGACTGACCTCAGTCACACCATTACCATCCTGTACTTGGAAAACTTCCATGATGCGGATAGAGTCTGACGGCGCTGACTGAATAACTGCGTTCGCTGTACATGTAACTGTTCCGATGTACGCAAAAAGGTCAGGACGCAACACAGCCATACGCTTCAACGCTTGATTGGCAAAGCCAAGCAAGTATGTATCGCTGTAGCGATATGGGGCAGTATTGTCCTGAAGGACTCTGCGAACTTCAGTAAGTACAGCGGACAGTTTCATTAGGGTAAGTCCTTAGATGCGTCAGCGTTGACATCTTCGTTTACATACTCAGGTTCCTCAGGAACATTCTCAGTCTCCAGAGTCAAACCAGTCTTACGGCCTTTCTGTTTCTTGGGGATGAACTTCTCAGGATAGGCTTCTTCCTCAGTCACTTCCTCACACAGAGGATTCTCTGCAAGGATAGGATTCCAGTCATAGATGAAGCCATCTTTTTTGTTTCGTAAAAATCGTGCCATGCAATGCTCCTTACTTAGTTGCCGCTCTCATATTATCGACCAAGTTCGGGTATTTACGCCCCGCTTTCTTAGCCGCTGCTTTTGCCTTTGCTTTCTGCTCAGGCGTTAAAGGCTTCGGTTTACCGAGTCCTTTAGGTCTTGGTTTGTCCCAAACTTGTTTCACCATTTCACCTTGTCCGCCCAATATGCCGCAGACATTTTGCCTTTGGCAATATTTTTAGCGTGCCGTGCTTTGAACGATTCACGCCGATTTTTGTACGCTTCAGACTCACCTTGTTTCTTCGGTGAACCCGAAACACCCTGTTGACCAAATCGAATGGTCTTTACCTCAGTACCAGACTTTGCCACAACAACGTGACTTTTTGTCGGATGATTAGGCGTGCGCTTAGGCTGGTTATACCCAGAAACCCCTGCGCGTTCTAGTCGTGGGTCTTTGGTAGCCATTACACCTCCTCGTAAAAAATAGTAGCAGTCAAGTCTATTGCCGTGAACGCTACATAAATTCCATCATCAAACAACACACCGGGTTCAGGAATAGGAAGAACAAACATTCCTTTACCGTATACATCAAAATCGTAGTACGGCTCTCCACCCACAGGTGCTGCGGTTAAATCATAGAACTTGATTTCAGTATCACCACCACCCGAATGATGAACGAGCAACTGCTTAAACAATGCTCTCTTACCAGTCACAAGACCGGAAGCAGTAAGTTGCGTTGCTTTAACTTTGCTCGTAGACATATCGTGTCCTTAAAAGAAGGGGGGCCGAAGCCCCCCGACTTTTAGTTGATGTCTGTGAAAGTCGCAAACAAACGCACGACAGCAGCGGCTGGCACAGCAGTACCAATCGTCACGTCGATAGTGTCAGCAGACGCATACACTTTGCCACCACTCAGAGTAGGAGCAAAAGCGCCAGACGCCAGCACAGGAACACCACCAGAAGTACCAGTTGCGTTCACTGAGGTTGCAGCCAAGTAACCAGCGGCGGCAGTGCCGTCACCGATAGACAAGGTACTGGTAACACCAGCGGCGGTAGTAACTACCATACCCACGTTAGACACGATAGTGCCAGCAGGTACAGGAATCACTTCCAACACATCACTGGCAGCCAGTGCAGTAGCACCAGCAGCAGAACGTGCCGCAATGATTTTCGGAAAGTCAAGAACCATCTCCACACGATGCACTTTGTCAAGTGCGTCTGCTGGGAGGGCGGCTGAGCCTTTGTTAAAGCCCAGAGAGTCGGTATATGTAGCCATGTTACAAATCTCCTGTTAAATGTTGATTAAGCCAAAGTCACAACGCCTTGGGCCAGAGCCTCAGGCTTAACAACTTTGTAACCATAAACTTGAAGACCACGGACGATATTACCGAAGGTTGACTCAGAGCGAATGGTTTCCATGTTGGTCATTTGTGAGGCAAAAGTGAAGCCCATCTTGTGACCAGCGATGAGGCTGAACTTGCCGCTAGAAACGGACAGGTTGTGACTCATGTAGATGGTGAAACGGTCAATCATGCCCAAACGACCATTACGGATAACAGACATGCTGTCACCAGTAATAGAAGCATCCTTCAGGTCAGATTTCTTAATCATACCTGCCATCTTTGCAGGGATAACCAAGAAGCGCCCAGCCTCAGGAGCATTGGCTTCGTCCAACACAGTGCCCATGTCAACAATGTAATCCAACACGTTGGACTTAGTAATTGCAACAGGAGTACCAGTAGAGCCGAGGTCAATGTTGCCAGTGATACGACCAGCAGTATTACCCTTGTTGGTAGAAGCAACGTCAGGCAACAGGTCAGTCAACACGCGTTGGTCAATCTTAATCTTCATACGCTCAGAAGCGTCTTTAGACCAAGTGTCCATCAAGTTGATGTCGGCTTGAACTTTGTCCACATCGTCTTCGATACAAGAGAAGTACTCGCCCTTGTCGATGAGCAATTGCAACTTAGGTTTGTCAGGGTTCTCTACTTGTAGAGTTTGACCCTTGGTGTAAGTGCGGATGGTGATTTCAGGAGTGGTACGGATGTTGACCGTATCACCGTACTGACGAATCTCACCTTCGTAGTCAGTGTTAGAGATTGCTGCGAGCACAGTGGCGTCGTAGAAATTCTCAATCAGTTTGCCCGACCAAATCTCGGGAATGAAATTGCCCGAATACTGGGGGCGGCCAGCGGCGTTTGGATATGCCATGATGAAACTCCTCTAATCAAGCGTTAACAAGTATGCGACCTTCTCGCTGTGCAGCGAAAATATCGCGTTCAATTCGGTCACGCTCTGCTTCACGCCCTTTGTACTTACCCGACCGCACATCGTTGAAGAAGATTTTGATGTCATCAGGTGAGTAGTTCTTGGCGCTTGTTCCTGTCGGAGTACCAGTATTGCGGGAACGACCCGGCGCTACTTGTTTCTCCAACTCGGAAGCAGTCGCTGTCCGACGGTTTGTTTGAGCAACATTGGCTTGTCCAGTGAACTCAAGCCAAGATTTGAAGAAGTTACCTACACGGAAAACATCAAGACTCTTTTGCGCATCTTCTAGGATGGTTTGACGGGTCACACCAGTCAAGGGGTCTACCTGCAACAACCAAGACTGGAAGTCAGGGTTGTCATTGATAGAACGCCAATCAGGTACGAAGTCTGTCAACTGCGCCCAGAAGTTTTGCTCCGTAGACTGCGCTTGGCGTTGAGCCAAGTTCTGTACTTGCGGAACAACATTTGCGTGCATCTGCTGAATCATTCGCTCCAACGCCACAATCTTCTGCGCAACTGGGATGAGTTCTTCGCGTGTCACACGACGCATAACGTCAAGCGACTCACCGTACTCCTCTTGGTCACGGTCGGTAATCAAGGGCACATCTGCGACTTGATTGTTCCGATTAGATTGCTGCGCTGACATCGTTGCCAGCAACTGCTCCATGCTCTGTAAACGTGATTGAAGTTCTTTGTTCTGCGAGTGCAGACGCGGAACCTCAGCGTTATACATCCCTTGGAGGGTCTTGTATTTCTGTGTGAGGGTATTATCCTCCGAACCTTTTCCATCATCTGCTGTTTGCTCATTGACAGATGACTGAGTAGCATTGTTCTGTACAGAGTTCTCGTCGGCGGTCTGGGGCTGTTCGGTAGACGACGCATTGCCATCGGCGGGCGGATTTTGTCCCTCGCCATTGTTGTCATCACCGTTGATTTGCTTGTACAACTCCTGTACTGCCTCGGTCTGTTTACGAATTTGCTCTGGAAGTGCCATGATTAAACGCTCCTATCGGTATGCGTGATTAGACGGCGAGTCATTTGGACTTTGCCGCTAGTTCAGGGGACTCTTTGGCGAACTTATACAGTTCACCCAACACTTGACACCGCCCCTGCGAAAGCGTCATGTTGTTTACCGCGTGAGGTAGTTGCTCAAGTTCGTGTGTCCGCCAGTCGCGTATCCAGTCCAAAAGTTCTGGGTACTGGCGAATACACACGCCAAGAGCGTGAACTACTTTGGGGTCAGGCTTTATCATGCCGCTCTCCCGCTCACACGATTACTGACTGTGTTGCCCTCCATCCCACCTTTGGGCGAGCCATCTGGGAGTTGTGGTGCGCCACCCTGAGGGGGCTG